ATCACGGAGGCGGAAGCGGAGGCGATAGTGAACCCGCCGCCAACCCCTGAACAGTTACAACAACGCGCAGAATCTAAAAAACGGCAATTACTGGGTGAGGCCAGAGAGAAAATCGATATCTGGCAGGACGCCGTTGATTTGGATATCGCCACCGATGCCGAGAAATCATCATTAGCCGAATGGCGTAGATACCGGGTACTGCTCAATCGGGTGGATTGTTCGACCGCACCTGATATCCAATGGCCAGAGCAGCCGAAGTGATGATGGGGGCTATATGCCCCTTAACAAATTCAATCTCTAGGAAGAACTTATTTTTTTGCGCTTGAGCCTTAATTTTAAATAACCTGCTTCGACCTCAATTTCATCATACTCTTTATAAATCGCGACTAATAACCCGACACTAATGCTTATGGCTATTATTATCAATCCAATATCCAAACCTGTTAGAGCAGCTATAGGGGCAATAGCAAACATGGTTGATAATCCCCCTGTTGCAGGTATCAAAGCTATTGCTCCCATTAATGCGGCAATAGCCCCAGCGCTCAGATAGGTAATCTTTTTAGTTCTCTGCAAGTTATCAGCTAACGCTCCCTGCACAATAATAGTTTCAATTCTATTGTCTTTCGCTTTTTTTAATTCTTCTTTCGTAGTAACAATAACCTCGTTCATTGTGCACCCCTTCGCAGGACTAATAATTTGGATTATAAGTTCATGCCTTAAAAAATAAACATACGCTTTTGGTTTGATTATTGGTCAACAATGAAAGTTCAGCAAATCTGTCTGAGTAAAGTTGCAGTTTTGTGTCATCCCCCACACAACCCCAACCCGCTGCATTTTATTGTCACAACCACCACCATAACGACATTACCCTTACCGGAGCTTTTCGCTATGGCCCAAGATTACCATCATGGCGTGCGCGTGCAGGAAATCAACGCAGGCACCCGCACCATTACCACCGTCAGCACCGCCATTGTCGGCTTGGTCTGCACGGCGGATGATGCCGACCCCCACACCTTTCCCTTAAACACCCCGGTCTTATTGACCGATGTCCTGACCGCCAGTGGCAAAGCCGGCAAAACCGGCACCCTGTCCCCGGCCCTGCGTGCCATTGCTGACCAGGCTAAACCGGTCACCGTGGTGGTGCGGGTCGCTCAGGGCGAAACCGAAGCGGAAACCACCTCCCATCTGATTGGCGGCGTCACCGACGAAGGCAAGAAAACCGGGATGCAGGCCTTATTGGCCGCCCAGGGCCAGCTCGGGGTCAAACCGCGTATTCTGGGGGTGCCCGGTCACGACACCCAACCCGTCGCGGTCGCTCTGGCAGGCATCGCCCAGAAGCTGCGGGCGATGGCCTATGTCAGCGCCTACGGCTGCCAGACAATTTCCGAGGCTATCAAGTACCGCAGCAACTTTAACCAGCGTGAAATCATGCTGATATGGCCGGATTTCTTAAGCTGGGATACCGTTGCCAACCGAAAAAGCGTGGCGTATGCGACCGCCCGGGCGCTGGGGCTGCGTGCCAGAATTGACGAAGAAACCGGCTGGCATAAAACCCTGTCCAACGTCGGCGTCAATGGCGTGACCGGCATTTCCGCCGATGTCTTCTGGGACTTACAGGATGTGGCCACCGATGCCAACCTGCTCAACCAGAACGACGTCACCACCCTGATCCGCAAGGACGGCTTCCGCTTCTGGGGTTCCCGTACCTGCTCCGATGATCCGCTGTTCCAGTTCGAAAGCTACACCCGCACGGCGCAGGTGCTGGCCGACACAATGGCCGATGCGCATATGTGGGCGATTGACAAGCCGCTGACCCCCTCACTGGTGCGCGACATTATCGAAGGCATCAACGCCAAGCTGCGCGAACTGAAATCCAACGGCTACCTGATTGACGGCCAGTGCTGGTATGACGAGAGCGTCAACGACAAGGACACCCTGAAAGCCGGCAAGCTGACCCTTGACTACGACTACACGCCGATCCCGCCACTGGAAAACCTGATGCTGCGCCAGCGCATTACCGACCAGTACCTGATGAACTTCGCCAACAGCATCAACAGCTAAGGGGCAACTTATGGCACTCCCTCGCAAACTGAAATACCTGAACCTCTTTAATGACGGTAACAACTACATCGGTGTCGTGGAAGAAATCACCCTGCCCAAACTGAGCCGCAAGCTCGAAGCCTATCGCGGCGGCGGCATGAACGGCGCGGCCAATGTCGATTTGGGGCTGGACGATGGCGCACTGGATGCCGAATTCACCCTCGGCGGAGTGGAAGCCCAGCTCTATAAACAATGGGGCATTGAGAAAGTCGATGGCGTTGCGCTGCGCTTCAATGGCTCCTTTCAGCGGGACGACACCGGGGATGTGATTGCCGTTGAAGTGGCGCTGCGCGGGCGCTTCTCGGAATTTGACCACGGCAGCTACAAGCAGGGTGACAACACCCAGACCAAGGTCAGCGCCAAAAACACCTACTACAAACTGACGTGGGACGGGGAAGTCCTGATCGAAATCGACACCGTCAACATGGTGGAAATCGTCGGCGGCGTTGACCGTCTTGAAGCCCATCGCCGGGCTATCGGCCTGTAACCTCACTGATTTTTAACCCAAGGACATTATCATGACTGAACAAACCCCACTCACCCCGCCAGAGCAAGCCACCGTCACACTGGAAGAACCGGTTGCCCGGGGTAGTACCACTCTCACTGACATTATCGTGCGTAAGCCCAACAGCGGCGCCCTGCGCGGTGTCCGCCTGCAAGCCCTGATGGAAATGGACGTCGATTCCGTGATGCTGGTATTGCCCCGCATCACCGCGCCGGCCCTGACCAAAAATGACTTATTGCTGATGGCACCGGGCGACCTGATTAACCTCAGTATCGAGGTGGTCAATTTTTTGTTACCGAAGTCGGTGAAATCCGATTTCCAGACGCCTTAACCGTTGACGACCTGGTGGCGGACATCGCCACTCTCTTTCACTGGTCGCCCGCCGTGACCGCCGACATGAGCCTGACCGATGTGCTGGAATGGCGTTACCGGGCCATGAAACGCAGTGGGGCCGAGAATGAGTGACCGAAACTTACGCCTGCAAGTCATCCTGAGCGCGGTCGATAAACTGACCCGCCCGTTCAAGGGGGCGCAGGCCGCCAATAAACGGCTGGCGGAAACCCTTCGCCAGTCACGCCAGCAACTGCGTGATCTGAACCAGCAGGCCGGCCGCATTGAGGGCTTTCGTAAGGCGAAGCGCCAACTGACTGAAACCCAGCAGGCCTACCGCAGCGCCACCGAACGGGTGGCCGCACTGAGCCGCACCCTTAATGCCAGTTCAGCCCCGACCCAAGCCCAGATCCGGCAGCTTCAACAAGCCAAAAATGCCGCCAAACAGCTTAAGGATAAAACCCAATCCTTAAGCCAGTCCCTGCAACGCCAGCGTGATGCCCTCCATGCCAGTGGGATTTCCACGAATCAACTGGGGCAGGCTCAACGCCGGATTAATGCCGATATCAGCCGCACGACCGGCACACTCCAGCAACAACAGCAGCAACTGGAACGCCTGAACCAACAGGAAAAACGGCTGGCGACTGCCCGATCCCGTTACCAAAAAATGAAGGACGTGCGCAACCAGATGGCGGCAACCGGTGCGGCGGCTACAGCGGCAGGCGTCGGGACGCTCTACAGTGCCAAGCGGGTGATGATGCCGGGCTATGATTTTGAAGTTGGTATGTCCAAAGTACAGGCCCTGACCCGACTGGATAAAAATTCCCCCGAACTCAAGCAACTGCGCGAACAGTCGCGCCACTTGGGTGCTACAACGGCCTTCACTGCCAATCAAGTGGCGCAGGGACAAAGTTTTTATGCGATGGCCAGCTTTAAACCCGACCAGATACGTGCCGCTATGCCTGGTACGCTGTCGATGTCTTTAGCCGGTGATACCGATCTGGCCGCCACGGCCGATATTGGTTCGAATATCCTGACCGGCTTTAAACTGAAATCCGAAGAAATGGGGCGTGTCAGTGATGTTTTGGTGGGCGCGTTCACCCGCTCTAACACCAACCTGATGATGCTGGGCGATACCATGAAGTACGTCGCGCCGGTGGCGGCGGGCTTGGGTGTCGATATTGAAACCGCTGCGGCGGCTACCGGTAAACTGGGTGACGCCGGTATTCAGGGGAGTATGGCGGGCACATCCCTAAGATCCATTCTGGGACGGTTGGCCGAACCGCCTGCGGCTGCCGCCAAAGCACTGGCTAAACTGAGTATTCAGACCAAAGACGCCAAAGGCAACCTGCGCGGTCTGCCCGATATCCTGACCGAACTGAATGCCAAAACCGCCAAAATGGGGAACGCCCAGCGGGCAGGTATCTTCAAGGCCATTGCCGGTGAAGAAGCCTTTTCCGCCCTGTCAGTATTGTCTGATCAGGCGGGTTCCGGCGAATTGCAAAAACTCATTAAGGAACTCAAGAACGCGCAAGGTGAAGCCAAGAAAGTCGCTGATACCATGACAGATAACCTCGATGGAGATTTAAAAGGCTTGTCATCGGCATGGGAAGATCTCGGCATTCAAATCTTTGGCGGTGTGGACAGTCCCTTGCGCAGGATCACCCAGCGTATCACCAAAATTATCAGCAAAACGGGTGAATGGATGAAAGCCAATCCCGAACTGACCAAAACCCTAACGACGGTCGGTATCGGGCTGGGTGTTATTTTGACCGTGTTTGGCGCCATTACCTTGGCACTGGCTGCTCTGCTGGGGCCATTGGCTATCGTCAAGTTTGGCCTGTCCATTCTCGGTATCAAGGGTGCCGGCTCGATGGGTTTACTCGGTAAGGCGTTCAGGGCATTCGGCAATGTGATTATGTGGATAGGCCGCATCATGTGGGCCAACCCTATTTTAGCCATTATCGGGCTGATTGCGCTGGGCGCTTATCTGATCTGGAAAAACTGGGACAAGCTGGGGCCGTGGTTTAAAAAACTGTGGGACGATATTTCCACCTACGTTTCCACCGCATGGGAAAGCATCAAGCAAAAAATCCTGACCCGCTGGGAAGAAATCAAACTCAGCATCTCAGCCAAATGGGACGCCATCAGACAGTACATTTCGACGAAATGGCATGAGATTGTTGAAGATACCAAAAAGCTGCCGGAGCGGTTTAAACAATTCGGCACGGAAATCATCGAAAAACTGATTGCCGGCATTAAGGCAAAATGGAAAGAATTAAAGAAAAACGTGTCTGAGCTGGGTACACAAATCAAAGACGCCGTCACCCCCGACTTTATGAAGGTGCAAAGCCAAAAACCCGACGTTAAAAAAGCCCTGGACTCTTACCGTGAGAACACCCGCCCCCATGCCAACCCGTTCGCCGCCTTTGCCGGCCCCCATGACACCGGCGGTTATATTCCGGCGGGGAAATTTGGCCTTGTCGGTGAGTATGGCCCTGAACTGATTAACGGCCCTGCCCGTGTCACCAGCCGCCGCCAAACGGCGGCACTGGCAGCGATGGCGGCACTATCAATGGGGGCGGCGGCTTCGGTCAATGCCAATGCGCCGTTGCATCCGCACAGCCTGCCCGCCGCTGAATACCGAACGCCGGCCGTTTCAGTGACCAACCCGCCCGGGGGCAGCCATCGCCAGACCGTTTATGAAATCCATATTCACGCGACGCCCGCCCACTCGGCGCAGGACATTGCGCGGATGGTGGCGCAGGAAATGGATCGCCGGGAACAACAACAGCGCGCCCGCGCCCGCAGTACCTTTTCCGACAGGGAGGATTATTAATCATGATGGCCGCACTCGGTTTATTCGTTTTTATGCTGAAAACCACGCCCTACCAGAGTTTGCAACATCAGCAGTCATGGCGCTTTGGATTTAACAATCGGGTGGGTGCCCGCCCGGCGTTCCAGTTTATGGGGCCGAACAATGACACCCTCACCCTGTCCGGTACCCTGTACCCGGAAATTTCCGGCGGCCGCCTGTCACTGCTGGCACTGGAGCTGATGGCCGACAGCGGCAAGGCCTGGTCATTTCTGGATGGCAGCGGCGCGATTTACGGCATGTTTATCATTGAGAGTATCGACCAGACCAAGAGTGAATTTTTTGCCGACGGCGCCGCCCGCAAGATTGACTTTACCGTCACCCTGCGCCGCGTGGATGAAAATCTGGGTGAGATGTTCGGCGATCTGCACAGCCAACTGTCTGACCTGACAACAAACGTGGCCAACAAACTCAAGGGAATATTCTGATGCCGAAGATGCCCAAAACAGACTGGCTCACGGGCAGCACCAACACCCCCGTCTACGTGCTCAGTGCCGATGATAACAATATCAATGCCCTTATCCAGAACCGGCTGGTTTCGCTGAGTCTGGCCGACAACCGCGGCTTTGAGGCTGACCAGCTCGATATTGAGCTGGACGACAGCGACGGGCAGTTATCCCTGCCCCGCCGGGGAGTAGAGCTGTCTTTGCATCTGGGCTGGCAGGGTGAGCCGCTGATCCACAAAGGTAAGTTTATTGTGGATGAAATCGAATACAGCGGTGCACCGGATAAAATCACGATCCGCGCCCGCAGCGCTGACTTCCGGGCAACCCTCAATATCAGCCGCGAAGAGTCCTATCACCAGAAAACGGTCAGTGACATCGTGCGCACCCTGGCTCAGCGTAACAACCTGCAACCCGAGATAGACAAAACACTGGCTGAGATTAACCTCAGCCATATTGACCAGACCAACGAATCCGACGGCAGTTTCTTAACCCGGCTGGCAAAACAGGAAGGCGCCATTGCCACGGTCAAGAACGGCTATCTGCTGTTTATCCGGCAAGGGCAAAATAAAGCGGCCAGCGGTCGACCCCTGCCGGCGGTCATCCTGACCCGCCAGTTGGGTGACGGCTATCGCTTTTCACTGGCTGATCGCGGGGCTTATACCGGGGTTTCGGCCAGTTGGCTGAACACCCGTGAACCGAAGAAAAAAGAAAACGTCACCGTGAAGCGAAAACGCCGTAAAACCCCATCCCCGAAAAAAGACGAAAAAAAAGGGGATTATCTGGCCGGCAGTGAGGGAAATGTCCTGGTGCTGAAACATACCTACGCGTATAAATCCAACGCCGAGCGGGCGGCTAAGGCAGAGTGGGAGAAAATCCAGCGCGGTGTCGCCTCATTTTCTATTCAACTGGCAAAGGGACGGCCGGAACTGTTTCCTGAAATGAAAGTGCAGGTCAGCGGCTTCAAGCCCCAGATTGACGCGGCAGACTGGACGCTGGTCACCGTCACCCATACCTTGAATGACAGCGGCCTGATCTCATCTTTAGATCTGGAAGTGAAAATTTCTGATGCTGACATGAGCGCCTGATTTGCTATAATCGCGCCATTGCCTAACAGAGCTGGCAGTCCTTTTCAATAAGGCACTCATATTATGATGAAATGCCCCCTTTGCTATCATGTTGCCCACACCCGCAGCAGTTTTGAACACACGCCCCAAACCAAAGAACGTTACAACCAGTGCCAGAATATCAATTGTGGCGCGACGTTCGTCAGCCAT